CAAGCTAAGCCATGCCCGTCCTATTCCCACGCTACCTAAACGTCGCTGCCAAGGTGACGGTCAGCGACTTCTTAGGGTCGGTTAGTTTCGACGTGGAGAATCTAGACGGAGACGGGCTCTACATGGCGTGGAGCGTAGAGCGCCAGCTATCGACGCAGGCCGATACAGGATCGGTGAGGATCTACAATCTCGGGAGCATTCAGCAGGGGCTGATTCAGTCGATCGTGAAAAGCTCGCAGGGATTCGGCGGCAGCGCGATCGGCAACATCGAGATCGCCGTGGGCTGGGAGCGCAAAACCTTCTCGCTGATGAAGGGCCAGATCTGGAAACTTCAAGCCAAGCTATACGAAGATCCCGACGTGGTGACCAACATCGAGTTTGGCGTGGGGCTCGCGTCAAATCGAGACTCGCAACCCCTGCCAACCGCGGTTGCGGAGACGTTCATCACGGATTATCTCGCCTTGCTGGCGTCGCAATTCAAGCCGCCGCGACTTCTCGATGTCGATCAGGTCACGAGCGCCGTCGTTAGTTCGCCAAACGGAATAAGGGCGATCGCAGGGAATGACCCGAGCGGAACGCCAGCAAAGCAGATTTTCGATACCATCGTCTCGGGCCTTGGTCCGGGCTATTCGTGGGGCTACAACCAAAACGGGCTGATCGTTGTTTTCAACCGTGGCCTTTTGTCGATCGCACCGGGCACGCTTCCGCAGATCGTTAGGCCTCGAACCGGGCTGCTAAGCTTCGCTGAGGAGGACAACGGATCGATCACGTTCGACGCGTTAGCTAATCCAGACATCGCGCCTGGCGGTATCGTTTCGATCATTGACAGATTCGACAAGCCGGTAGGGCAGCCCGTGATGCGGGTCGAGTCGGCCACCTTTACCGGGGACACGCGGAGCGGTAGCCTCATGTCGGCCGTTGCCAGGCCGCTAAGTGTGATCTAATGGGACGCGAACAAAGAACCGGAGTCTACGACCTGCGAGAGAATCCATCTCTCGCCGATCTATTGTCCGCGGTCGATCGCTATTTGCGGGTCACTATCCGCACGTCGACCGTCGTTCGAATCGCGCCATCGCAGCCCCAGCCGCTAGGGTATGACCCGCTAACGCAGCTTTGTTCCGTGCTTGTTCAGCAGCTCACGGTCACGAATAATCCAGACGTGCCGCAAGGGCCAGCGGCCACGGTTACGCAGCCGCCCGTGTTGCTGGTAAATGTGCCGGTAGCATGGCCACGGACGAGCGCGGGCTACCTGACTTTCCCGCTGACGATCGGCGATAGCGGCGAGCTTATCGTGCAGGATCGAAGCTTGGCCGAGTGGCGCAAGAAGGGTTACCCCGTCGACCCGATCGACAACTGGACCCACAACAGAGGCGACGGCGTATTTCACCCAGGGCTACACAGCGACATTGACCCCATCGATCCCGGCATCGGAACAGACCTAACGGCGACGGTCCTAGATGGGCCACCGCTCGCGGGGATCAAGCTCGGGCGGCTAGCCGCGAGTCCAATCGTCAAGGGCACCGAACTAGCGGCAGCGTTCAACGCATACAGCGCGACCATCGCAGCAGCCGCGGCGGCATGGGCAGCCACTGTTCCGCCGACTTCAGTGTCCAACGGCGCTTACATCGGATCGATTACGGCTGCGACGGTCGCTCTGCAAATAACGATCGCCGGCTGGCTATCGACCAAGGCCCTGACGGAGTAACCCCATGGCAGATATCAAGATGCAAGGCGGCGACATGGTGATCGAGGACGGCGAAATTTCATTCGTCACGCATCAGCCGGCGATCGGCCAGCATATCGAGATGAGGCTAAGGACTTTCTTGGGAGAGACGGTGTACGATCAATCGGCCGGCGTTCCTTATATTCAGGTCATCTTCCTAAAGCAGACGCCGCTCGATTCGGTTCAATTCATACTTGAGCAAAACGTGCTGAGCACGCCAGGGGTAACGGGGATCGAGGAGTTCGATCTAACGCTCGACCCGCTCACGCGCGGCCTGTCGGTCGTCGGTTCTGTTACGACGATCGATGGTGACGTAGACTTCGACGTTTCGCTCACACAAACACAAGGGTAGATCATGGCATTCGGACTAACCGCAAACGGCCTAGCGACACAAACTCAGTCAGAGATCTTTGACGAACTAGCCGCGCGCGTTCAGGCGCAATTCGGCACGAACACAAACGTCGACATTAGCTCGATCATGGGCCAATGGATCAACATCACGGCCGAGGTCCAAGCGCTCGACCAGTCAGAATTGCTCGCGGTGTGGCGGCGCTTCGATCCGAACAGCGCCGAGGGCATAGCACTAAACGCGCTAGCGGCTCTCACGGGCTCGGTGCGCCGCGGTGCCACGTCATCAGTGGTCGATGGGCTGGCCGAGTTCTCGGGCGCGGGCACGCTCCCTAACGGATCGCTAATCCGCAACGAAGACAACTCGACCACATGGGAACTGATAAACGGCCCGCTCGTCTTCGCAGGGCCGGGCACACTGGCTGCTACCTATCGGGCTGTAGACACGGGCCCGATCCTGGCGAACGCGGTACCACCAACCACATGGTCTGTGGTGACGGTCGTTCCCGGCTTCGTCGGGTTCACCAATCCCACGGATGACGCGACACTTGGCCAGAACGAAGAGAACGACGAGGACTTCAGGCGACGCAGGCAGCGCGAACTGTACAGCCAGAACATCGGCCCGCTTCTCTCGATTCAGGGCGTCGTCTCCAAGGTCAACACGAGCAACGGACGCGTAACTGATGTGCGCGTCTACCATAACCCCGCAGCGAACCCGGCCGACGCCGACGGCATACCGTTCAAGGCGTTCAACGTGGTCGTCGAGACTGACCCGCCGCTTCCGCTTCCGCAGATACCTGGGCCCACAAACCCGCTCGCCCAAGATATCGCCGACGCGATATTCTCAGCGACTGGCGCAGGCGGCGAAAGCTACGGAACCAGCTACGGCGACACCACTACCATACCGCTGAACCTGATCACCGTAACCGATGTAGAGAACCAAGCGCAGGGCCCGATCGAGTTCGACGTTGTAGAAGATATCGACATCTTCATCGACATCGACATCGAGGTTTTCAGCAACAATGATGACGGCCCGGTCGTGCCAAGTGACCCGCAGCAAATGGCCGACCTAATCAGGAGCACGGTCGCAACATCGCTAACGGGCGCCTTCGTGCAGCTCGGGCGAGATGCACGCGCGCTCGATACGTCTGGAGTGATTCAGAGCCTGATTCTAGATGGCGAGTTATCAGGCATCAAGTCGGCGATCGTCGGTGTCAACAATTCAGGCGCACCCGCGGCGCTCGCCATCACAAGCGTGGCACTGGCAGCGGGCACGGGCGCAGACTTCACGACGGCCGCGCCGCATGGTCTCGCCGTCGGATCGATTGTCGTTCAAACGGGCTTCACCGATCCAACATATAACGGGGTGTTTACTGTCACGGCGATCCCTGGCGCGTCGACCTACGAGATCGCGGCGATCACATTTAGCGCCACGAGCACAGGCGCCGCGGATGTTCTGATCGCAGGCGCGACGGCAACGATCACAATCCGGCAAAAGCCGGATTATGATACGGGCAACATCCGCGTGTTTATCGACGGGGGCGCCTACTAATGGCCGGCTGGGGCTCGGGTGCGTTCTGGGGCGCGTGTAGCCCTTGGGGCCTCGGTGAATGCGAGAGCGAGATCTGCGACTTCGTACAGTCGCGCATCCTTTCGCAGATGGACTCGACCACGGGAAATCGAGACTTTCGAGATTTCATGTGCATCGTCGCCGAGCCCTTCGGAAAGTTCGTTGATGTTGCGAAGGACGTTTCAGGCGCGTTCGATCTGAACACCGCGGTCGGGGTTCAGCTCGACATGATCGGCAGCGTGATCGACCTGCAGCGCTCGGGCTTCTCAGACACCCGCTATCGATCCTTGCTCAAGATGCAAGCGAGCATCCTACAAGGGCAGACCGACGGAGACTGGACCGGCAGCGTCAATCAGATCCTTGCGATGGCGCGGACATTCATCGGCGGCACGGCAGGCGTTGACCCGCCGATCGTCTACACGCTGGTGCCCCCCTACGCGTTCACGCTCAGCATCCCCACGACACTTAGCGGCCCCGAATTCTCGGTTCTGTTTCAGATGTTCTGCCGGGCGCTATATGCGGGCGTGCTGGGGTTCATCGAGATCGTGACGCCGGGCGCAAATCTATGGGCATCACATCACGGCCCGGTCGCCGACTCGGCGATCTGGTGCTCGCATCATGGGCCGACCGCTACACCGTGCGGGCAATGGTCGGCGGTAGTGGCAACTACTGGCTGCTAGGAGATAACGAAAAATGGCAACGCGTCCAATAGGCAACCCCCCAATCTGGTCTTCAATCGCCAACTACCCGCCAGGCGTAGATCCATGGTCAGGCAACGCTCGGAGCGTCCCGATCCCGACAGGGGAAGCGGGAGGTTTCACGCCGGATACCGGCATCGTCGCCGAATACGCGAACGCAGAATTCAAGGTGCTTTCGACGTGGGTCGAGTGGCTCAGCTTCGGATCGAACGCCGCGGGCCTCGATGCTCACGTCATCGAGACCGATTCGACGGGCGTCTCAGCGATCGCCGGACTAACCGCGGGCGGCACGGCTGGCGCATTCCCAGCGATAACCGCGACCGCTAACGCAGGGGCCACAGGCTCGGTTATCAGCGCTACGAACAACTCGGGCGGCTTCGCTATCCTCGCAAACTCGAACGGCGTGCTCGCGGCTATCAGAGGCGTCTCGACGGGCGTGCAGCCTGGCATCGAAGGGCGCAACACGGGCGGCGGCGGACCTGGCATCAGCGGCACCGGGGACGGCGCAGGCTCGGGCATTGTCGGCACGGGTGGCGCGACGGGCGAGGGCGTATCGGGCACGGGCGGCGCGACCAGTGGCGCGGGCGTATCGGGCACGGCGATCGGCTCTGACCCTGGTGTGCTGGGCGTTAGTTCGCTGACCTCGACCGGATCGATGGGCGTGCTCGGCACGGCTTCACGGCTCGACAGTACCGGCGTGCAAGGTACCCAGCTGAACCCGGGCGCAGACCCGCTGAACGCGACGCACGCCGCGATCTATGCCCAGGCAGCCAGCACCGGTACCGCGCTGCGAGCCACTGCCGTCGACGGGTATGGCGTTTTCGCAGCCGGCAAGTCAGTTGCGCCTGTCCGTGCTGCCCTACACCTAGACGCACAGAGCGCCGACCCGACGACGTTTCTGGTGGGCGATGTCATCTACAATGGGACAACGGACCAACTGCGCGCCTACATTGAGGATCGATGGAAAGGGATCTGGGCAACACAGGAGGGCTTCACCTATGGATTCCGCGAACTGCTCGGTGCGACATCCACACTTAGCAATGTATTTCAGTCCGTGCAAAACGTGACGCTCTTGGCGCCGGCCGATCCTAAGGTTCCGGGCGGTCTGGTCACGATCGCGATACAGTTCGAGATGGGGTCAGCTGCAGCGGGATCGACTTTTGAGTGGCGGCTAGAAGACACAACGGCGGGCGGAGTGTTCCCCATGGCAGCTCGGACGGAGGAGGTGCAGGTCGGAACCGGCGCAGCTGACGAGCGTTATGTCGTC